CTACGTACCTAACGTTTACCAAGCCTCCATCAACATCAACCTTAAGAGAGCCCTCGTTCAGGTCAACAAGGTCTCTTATTACCCTCTTCTTTATTTCATCAAAGTCGTTATAAGAAAACACAAAGTCAACCCCCTCCTCCATAGATATCTCAGCCGCTTGCTTATAGTTGAGGTCCATATAAAGCTCAAGCTCCTCATCCGAGTCTGGAAGGTTCTCCGTGTATGAAGACATATCCATTCCTGTCATCTTTCCGAAATCCTCATTAAACTCCTTGAGAATCATCTTCGCCTTTGTCTCTTTCTTTGCAGAGTATCTCTCCTCGACTGCGTCCCGGTCTATAGCGGTTGCAACTATTTTGTGGTCTTGGTTTATTACGCCGTTCACAACCACATCAACAAACTTTGGGATTATGGGGACTATGCTCCAGTCGATTGACGTGTAACTTAAGTCTCCAGTTTGGTCAGAAAACATTTGCTTGTACTTGTCTACAGCCTGCATTCCGGCTGAGTACCTTCTGTTCTCTCGTATTCTTCTAGACCGTATGTCTAATAGGTTGGAGCTTTCCCCGACCCAGTCAGAATACATAGCGTTAAAGTATTGTATGCCGTATTCCTTTGTAGCCTTTTTTTCCTTAGAGCAGAACAGGTCAGGATATCCTGTATAATTTTTTTGATTCATAACCTTATTCTTTTTGAAACCCCTCCTGAGTTATTAAACTTTCTCAAGAAAGGAGAGTGCTTTCTTTCTTCCTTTTGTCTTATTCTTTTTTGAGTCGCCAATAAAGCTATCCCGCTAGCCATTGTTGCGTCATATTTTGTTCTATTGTTAGGCTCGAACTTTAGCCAATCATTCAACAGCCTAGGGAAAAATACATTCCCCACCCCGCCTTCGTCGTCGTATCCGCACCTATCAAACACGTAAGACTCTATGGACGATATTATGGAATCAATAACAACTCCAGTTCCTCCTGTCGTGGGTATTCCAGCTATTTTTTGCCTAGAAGAGAAGTTAGTCATTGTGGTTTCCGGCCTAGCCATTAGATAGTTGCCGTATCCTCTTTGCTTGAAGTAGTTTATAATTCCAGGCTTGTTATTCTCCACTAATATCTGACATCCGTAAAACAAACACTGCTTTATCATGTCTTCATAGAAGATTGTAACCTTAGGGGGCCTGGACACATACTCACATACAAACATGTGAGAAAAAGCTGGTTCTGCTGGATTATACTTTCTAAACACGTAACTAGCTGCATCTGAGCGCTTTCCGTCTGTTGTTGTGTCGTGGTCGTATGGGTCGCAACCTGACACTAGCCATGATTCGTTTCCTGGGCGAATTCCGCCCCTTGAGTTTGACTTTTGATTTTGGTCTTCTTTATCAGGGAGCCAAGAGATTCTCCACCTTCCGCTATCCCTGTTGGGCTCAAAAACAACATCTCCATCCTCCTTTCCATTCCTCCAGATAAAATTACCCTTGGTCAACAACTTATCATTGGTGCTGTCAAGGAACTCTAGTTGCTGATATATCTTTTCTGCGTTGAAGCAACAATCCTTAGCGGGAGACCTAAGCGCTTCATCTGGCGAAAACGGAAACTGCCTCTTATGCTCAGCTAAAGAGTTGGTGTCTCTAGCTAAAGACTCTCTTTGGTTTGCAAAAAACTCCTTTGAACCAGTCTTAACCGAGTATCCGTCAATGCCATTTACAGGGGTTTCTGGGTTTTCAACAACTGAATTTCCATACTCGTCAATAAACCCCTCGTATCCGTCGTAACAAGGCGTAAAATATCTGTACAGCCCGCTTTTGGTTCTGTTGTTACCGTCTTTTTCTTCGAAATCACTGTTCTCCCATAACTGCTTAAACTTACTACCTCCGCTATCCATGTCGTTAACGGTAGATGTAAACAGCGCCTTACCGTAAACCCTCCTTCCCTCCGAAAGGCAAGGCTTTACTATCTGCCAATTCTTTACAACATCAGCCTCTTCCCACTTACCACACTCATCTGAGTTAAAGAACTTAAGCTTGGTGGAGTCGTATGAGTTTTCTTTTGTGTTTCTCCAGTCTATTTTAGAGTTCAGACCTACAGTCTTGCTAACCTTTTTGTTGTTTCTGGTAATCTTGCTGGCTGGCTGGCTAAAAGAAAGAACAGACTTAGGTGAGTCAGAGCCCTCCATGATGGGTTGAAAGAATTCGGGCAGTTCCCTAAACATATAAACTGCCTTCTGAAACAAATCGCTAGCGTCTTTACCTGTCTTGCTGAGCATTCCGCCGTGAGCATTTCTGTCTCCAGAAATATAATAAAGCTGTAGGCTAGCGGCCTTCCAGGAAGCCCCCTCACGCCTGTGCTTCATGAATATCATTCCGTAACAGTCAGGGTCTTTTTCACAGGCATCCCAGAACAGGAAAAACCTCCTATCCCTATCTCTGTACTCTGGATAGCCTACATCTATTTTACACCAGTTTAGATAAAAATAATGTGCCCCAGTTATGTACTTTGGAGTTCCGTCGCACATAAACCAATGACCATGCTTTCTTCTGTCCCACTCCTGAACGACAAAAGCCCCCTGCTCTTCAGCAGTGAGGCTTTCGAAGTCTTCTGGAAGCTCGGTTCGAGTCCACTTCTGTTTTTTCTTGGGGAAGGAGGAACCCGCTATCTCTGACTTTTTTGGCTTTTTTGGTATTGCTACCGGAAGGCCGTTGATGCGCGTTTTTCCATTGACGATTGTTTCGCCAAATTCAACAATATCGGATATGCTCGTTTCGTGCATCAATCCACAAAGATATAATTTTATTTTTTATCTATTAAGCTCTCAACCCACCCCTCTTTCCACTCCTTGGTGTCGTCAACCTTATCTAGCACTGTAGATATATCCGTGTTGGAGTTTTTTAGCTTTGATTGTATTTTTTTGACGGTGTCTAAAATGCTAAAAGCATCCTCAAAGCAAACTCTCTTTGCCTTTAAAGCAATGGCTTTTATGTTGTCGTCAAGCTCATCGCTAACGTCAGAGCGAACCTCAGATAGCAATATGTGAAAAGCCTCTTTTCCAGATAGCAGTAATTCTATCTCTCCCTCATTTTGAAGCTTAAAAAACCTACTTATCTTTTTGTTGAGTTCTTCGTTGCTGTTTGACACTGCCCCTTCAAGATGTTGTTTAGGAATTTTTGTGCGCTTAAAAGCAATTTGTTTACGCTCAACAATATCATCGACACCAAATAAATCGGAATCAGGACTGTAGACAAGATTAATATACAAAAGCCATTCATGAGCAAGCTCAGAGGTGTGATTAAATTCTTCATATTCTTTTAATTCTGGGTGGTTGTCAAATACATTTCCTTCAAAGTTGTACTCCATCTTCAATTTTAGCTAAAATATTATCCGCTCTTAACCTATAGAGAGTGTCTCCATTTATTTTCATACCGTATGGGGCTGACTTAAAAAATATCCTATCTCCCCTCTCAAGCCCAATATTAACTCCCTCCTTAGATGAGTACACAACCTTTCCGGTTTTTTTAGATAAGTCCCCCTCAGTTGTTGACTTAATTATTTTAGAGCTAGACTTAATCTTGTCTGGCTTTATAAAAACAAAGTCGTTTGTGGGGATAATGTCATTATCTCTTTCCACGGCAAAAATTTGCTCGTATGGAAGATGGTAAACATCTTCTCCGAAAAGGTTTATTTTAGTCGAGTCTTCGACAACAAAATGATGAAACCAAATCTTATCTCCTTCTTTGATGTCTACCCCGTCATCAAACCGCTTAAAGCGGTTCAGATTTTCAGGCACAGACTTAACAGTGCCGTATTGCCGTGCATTCTTGGCCCTGTCAATTTCTGTGTCTAGCCAAATCTTGGTTCCGTTAGACATAACGTATTCGTCCTCCGTTTCCTTCTCTACGCTAAAGTAGATATTAAATCCTAAAGTCTTCATTTAAATCAGATTGTATTCAATTGAGCAATTATTGGCGGAAATCTTTTTCCAGACCTGCGTACCAATCTCTGTCTCAACGTAAACGTTGTACATCAATACCCCAAATCTATCAAAAAATTCCGTATCAATCATAATTTCGTTCAACAATCCAATCTTTGTTCTCTGTCCAACCACATAGGCCATTCCCTCTTTAGGGGTTCCTTGTATTAGTTTTCTTATTTGTCCTTCCATATTTTCTGTATTTAATTAAGTGGGTGTGGGGGAAATCCTTTGGGGGCAAAAATATACTTTAACTCTTCGTCAACCAGGAAGTTCATCTCTGGGTAAAACTCCCTAAAGTTCTTTTCTACGATTTCTCTTATGTGCTCCTCTGCCTCTTGGTACAGCTCTACTATGTCATAGCTGGTTGCCCCCATTCTTGACATCTCTATGTCCCCGTATTCGTTCTGTTCTAAAACAGATATCACAAAAGCAAAGTCAATAGAGTAGTTATAATCTTCTCTGAGGTCGTTTATCAAGTTCACTATCTCTTGAATCCTCATCCGCAATAAATAATCCTCGCTCATGCTCTAGTATTTTATCTTGAACTCTAGAATCTATGTACTCCTTCAGTGAGTCCTCAAATCTATCGTAACATTTATCAATGAAGTCTTTGGTTGGATTCTTCCTCAGGCACAAATTAAGTATCGAGTTCACCATCCTCTGTATCCTGTCTGTTTCGTATAACGGCATTTTATTTTTACTTTTTAGTAAAGTTACATACAATTGATTTTCGCATGCCCCACGCATAATGTACATTATAACATATACTATACAATAATAATTTTCTATTAGTGTACAGTATATATATAATGTACAATAGGAATCTTAATTGGTTGTGCATTCAAAATGTTTGAGTTACGTTTAAGTTGGGGGTTCTACTGTACTGGGTAAATCATGCGGCTACAACCAAAACGGCTTTTAATTTACCGTGTACCCCTACCTCAAAACGCGATAGATATCTTTTTTAGGTCAACTAACTTTTGCCGCGCGTTCGCGCCAAACTACTTTCTATCTTTGCCTCTGTAGCCCTTGATATTGCTGGCCTTTAACATTTTTTAACACTTCTGCTGTAGGATTTTTCGAATCCATTACACTACCTTTGTGTCGTCAGCAATGTCGCTGACACAAAACATTTTTCTCATGTTAAATTATCTCATCATCCTACCTACTGGTACACTTGCCTCAGGCAATCGCAGGAACATCGACAGCGAGGAGCTGATTGATTGGACATTCTGCTGTATGCATGGCGGTACAACATCTGGAACGTCTCAGATATTCCTCAAGCCTGACGGATACGGCAAGTTCATCAATGGCTTCGAGATACGAGACCCACAACGTAATCTGATATTCGTTCGACTCAAGGACGCAATACCTCAACGCAACCGACGAAGAGGACTAGGATACACTGCAAACGGTTTAGCTATATAATCACCAACACTCCTAAGCATGAGAATAAACTGCTTTTCTTTCTAACTCTTTAAACTCTTTTCTCATGAACTTTGAAAACTTTAAACCCCAAGCAGCGAAAGCTATCGGCAACGGCGGAGCGATTACAATTGCAGTCGGCCACGAACCATCATCATCCGACATCATTACGGTCTGGTGGCAACTCGTATCAGGCGACAAAGTACTCGACCAGGGTTCCAGCCCGCTCGAATACGAAGACAACGCTCTTTGCTTCGATATCGAAAAAGCTCGATATGAATTAGATGAGTTCATTCGACTCCACTAAAAAAGAAAGCCCTTCGGGGCTTTTTTTATGCTCTGCACTATCACGGGGCGGGCGGTCGGGGTTGTTGGGATTATAACGAGCGAAGCGAGTGATAGTGTAGATTTTAACATTTTTTAACATTTGAGATTTTAACATTTTTTAACATTTGAGATTTCTGCCAAATTTTAACATTCGTTAACATTTCAGGCTTGGTGGTATCGAGGTGTTGCCGTATCTTAGAGGTATGAAACAAGCGGGAAAAACCCGATGAAAAACTTTAAACATTTTTTTACATTTTTTATCATGCAATATTTGCAGTTAACAACTAAGCAGGTCGAGTTCCTGCAGGACCAAATCAAAGAGGGATACTATAGTGGCGAACAGCTGCAAATGGCGAATCTCTTAATAGATGAGGACATTAGCGGACTCACAAAGGGCGCCATCGCCTTAGTGTACAACCACCTTGTACCTAGGGATGAGGACTCGAGATATAATCCATTGTCTCAATGGGATGCTTTCCAGGTCGAGATTATTGAGATTCCAGGAATGACCTTTGCGATTACAAAGATGAGCCTTGAAAAACTCCAAAGGCATCTGGATGACTACGCCCAAGGACTGCTGACAAAGCAGGAGATTTTCAAAAAAGCTCTCGAGTCAGGCGGCGCACTTGTTAAGTTCGGATAAATTAACCCAAGACCTAAGCAAGTCTCTAAACTGCTTTCATATACCATGAATTTACCTAAGTACAAGAAAAACCTCAAAGTGGAAGGTTGCGAAGTTTATAGCTATGGAACAAAGGTTGCGATGATAGGCTCGCATACGATTATGCAACTAGGGTACTGGTCTCAAACAACCCAAAAGCATATAAATTATGTGGCTAGTGAGTTGAATTTACCAATTGCAAAACCAGCAGGAAAATGACCTACCTAGCATATGGAATTGGGCTGGCGTTTATAATTGCCGTCACCCACATAGCAAACGAATCATTTAAAATATAGCATCTACATGGTAGATGTTTAAAGAGGGGAGCTTCGGCTCCTTTTTTTCTGCACTATCACGGGTGGGAGGGAGCGGCAGGCCCGGGGGGTCACTAGCAGGCTTCGCCTGCGTGACAGTGATTTTAACATTAGTTAACAGTTTCTATTGCAGTATAAACGAATAATGGTCGTATCTTGAAGTATCAATCGGGGGCAACCCCATAAAACATTTTTCTCATGGTTAATTTGATTAAGGATTTAAAGAAGAAGTCTGAGGGCTTTCAGTCGTGGCTTACTAAGTACTGGGACAGGATGGTGGAGGACAATGTGGAGTATGAGAATCCAACGTTATATCACATACTTCAGAACGTATGCGATGAGCACTGGATGCACATCAACTGGGAGATTGAATCTCTGCCAGACTTCAATGAAATGGAGAGGGATATCCTGGACAAGGCTCTCGATGACTACAAGAAGATGTGGAGAGCGCACATAGAGAAAGAGTCGGCTAAAGCAGATGGCAACTACATCTTCCACCCCAACTTTGCAGACCAGACAGTTGAAGACCTAAGGCTGAAGCTACACAGTATAACTCCTCGGATTAGTTAACCGAGAAAAAGGGGGCCCTACGGGGCTCTTTTTTTTTACATCACTATCACGGGGTGGGGGGCCGGGGCCGCTGGAGGGTATTTTGGGGGTCACGCTTCGCGTGACAGTGCAATTTTAACAAATTTTAACAGTTTAAAGTTGCGTTTTAAGCGCATATAAACTATAAAGTGGCACTGATGTACCGGAGAGTCTATTTAACATCCTTTAACAGGCCTTATTTGGCTTTTAAGGTGTGTTTTTGTATGGAGTAACCCCATCACTTAACCCAATAAAGGTACATTCTATTAACATCTGTTGGCAGTATTAAGTTTCTAGTAACGCATATAATTCGTAAATTGAAGTATGAAACAACAAGGAAGGAAAAAAACATGAACAGAAAGTTATATATAAAAGATATTGAATCTGGTATCAATGGGAACGTGCAACTTGGAAGATTGACAAAAAAAGTTAAAGATTCAAGAAACGGCCAAAGGTCTCAAAATAGGGCGTCTGCATGTAAGGCAATATCTAACAAGCGAACAGACTCACTGAATCGCGACTATTTGAACCACGAACTGAAAAAAGAAGATAGGGCAAACAGACAAAGGAATTCAAGACGTTTGAAGCGAAAATAAGGGGTTAATTTCTTGGAAGTGGAGGCCACACTATAAACGGACGATAACAGTGAATGTTTACACGACGAAATGCGTCCTGACGTATCGTATAGTGTTGGCAAACTATACCTGAATGAGATTGCCGTAAACATTTTTTAACATGGCGCAAGTCAAAATTTCTTTTCGTCTCCTTAACAATAAAGGGGGGGAAACTTTTTCGTGGGAAGCTACTTCTAATGAGGACGGTTCTATCGATTCAAAGTATCTTATTGATTCTCTCAATGGGGAATTCAAGTTTATCCAAGGTGTACTATTGGATGCTCAACTAGCAGGCAAAAAAATTGCTAAAATTAGCTCGACAAACTTTGTCGAATTCGAGGCAAAGCATTTCAATGATGAACATTGGGAGTCTGTTGGCTTAAGTGAAGTGAGGGCAAAATTAGGTACGATGCGTGTGCTATCTCGAAATGCAGATGGGTGGTACGCGAAAGACTACGAACGTGCAATTGCTCTTATCGTGGAGTGTGCTAATCGACGATTGGCATAATGTACATTCCCAACAGAAAGCCTTAGTGCAAGTATGTTGGATTTCTGTGAAAAATTACGGGGCTATCGCCCCTTTTTTAATGACGAATGATTTGAGGCGTGTGCTAATTAACATTTTTAAACATGAGTAAATTGTTTTATGATACTATCCGTTTTACTATTGACATGGATAGGGACGCATGGACTTGGAACGCTACATACGGGCCTTTCCGGGTGAGTATTAAAGCGGGGCGCAACTACCACTCAGTGCCTAGTCAATTTGTGTTCGACAAACGTGAGTATTCTCTATTTGAGGTAGCAGTACTGGAGAATGATGAATTCGTTACAGGAAAGTTCATTAAAGGGGTACCTCCCAATGATGTGGCTAACTGTGTAAGCAAGAATGAAATAATGGAACTAATAGGTGTGCTAAAAACATTTCACTAATGACTGGAGTAATAAAATTTGAGCTGGACTTCGAAGTAGACAACAACTGGACAGATGCTGACGATACGATATCTCACATCAAGAATATTGTAAAGCACGAGTTGACTCAACTAGACATGAAGGGAAAGTTTGGTGACGGAGTCACCTTCGATGGACTTTATGATGACTGGAGCGACCTGACCTTCAAAGATGAAGATGATAGACGCATGGACTACTTAATGGCAACAGACCCAAGAGTATGAAGAACGAAACAACTGTACTGATGAAAGATATCCAAAAGATAAACTTAGCACTAAGTCATCTCGAAGATATATGCAACACCCTAGACAAGTGCGGATTTGTGCTGCAAGGGTTTAATCAAGACCCTGACTATGTTAAATCGTCAGAGGCATTTCTTAATTGGGCAATAGATAAGTATCACACAAATAATAGATAACATGGGACTAGATATGTATTTAAATAGAAAGATGGTTCTCGAAGAATGGGAGAACGTAGCTAAAAGAAAAGTAGTAACAGAAGAGGTTGCTTATTGGCGTAAAGCTAATATGATTCACAATTGGTTCATTAATACTGCTGGAGATGGAGATACATCTTCAGTTAAGTTACCGGTGACAATAGACCAATTAGAACATCTTCAATCGATATGTCTATTTGTTATTGACAATCCAGAGTTAGCATCTGAAAAGCTACCGACGGTAGACGGATTCTTTTTCGGGGACACGGAGTACGGAGAATGGTACTTCGAAGACCTAAAAGATACCGTAGAGAAGATAGAGAAAGTACTACATGAACACGAAGACGGAAATACATATGAGTATGACTGTTGTTGGTAAAACTATATAAAAATGACACAGCTGTTAACACAAAACTCCAAGCTTAAGAAAACAAGCAAAGAGCTAGGTAAAAGAGTATTCAACTTTGGCATGACTGCATGGAAGACTGCACATGGCGATGTTGTGTGCCCTTATGCGAAGGACTGCATACAAACCAAGACCTTGGACGATGGAAAGGTGATTCAATACAAATGTTACGCACAGATGGGTATGTATAACTTTCCAAACGTCAAAAAAGCGTACCTATGGAGGCTTGAAATGTCCAAGACCGACGAATTTATTGACACTGTCATCGCTGAAATCCGCAAAAAACGCGTAGAGTACCTGAGGATACACGATAGCGGTGACTTTTACAACAGGACATATGTAAACAAGTGGATAACCATCATGAACGAGTGCCCTGATGTAAGATTCTACGCATACACAAAGTCTGTGCCTTTATTCATTAAGAGGCTAGATGAACTACCTGAAAACTTTGACTTAATATTCAGCGATGGCAGCACCCACGAGCATTTGGTGGACAAAACTATTCACCGATTCTCATCTGTGTTCAATACGCTCCAAGACTTAGTGAAGGCCGGGTACGCAAACGCATCTGAGTTAGACCTATTCGCTACGAAATGGTTTACGAAAAATAACAAAATAGGACTTATTTACCATTAAATAAAAACAAATGTTTAAAGACACAAATCAAGTGCATCAAGCCATTGAGCGTAGAGTAAAAAAAGAGCTTGAGGGTATAGCAGATAAAATGACCCAGCCGTTAACGGGCATGCACGAGCAGTTCTACTCATCCGCTTGTATAGAGCACTACGACTTAACAGACTATCGCCATATGGAAGGCGAAAACGCCCCAAAGATAAATTATCTAACAAAGCCTCAGCTAAGGAATGTGCTCTATAAAATGCTGAAAGACGCTTACCTACTGGAAATGGTAGAAAATAAGTCAAAAGAATTATTAGAAAAACTAGAATTAATATAAATCATGGATAACAATAACAAACAATTAGCAGATGCTCTCGTTGAGTTTATGAATGGATTGAACTTGAAAGGCGAAGAGTCTAACAAGGAAGCTATTGACGAGGCATTTATGGCTGGATTTCATCAAGCATTAGACTATATGTCACTGGAGATACAGGACGTGAATGACATTGAGTACGAGGTAGACGATTCAGTGGGTGACCTACACTTGAGCGGTACGATTTGCATTCAGCTCGAGCAATACCTAGATGCTGATGACTTAGTACAGAGAGTAATTCAAAGGCATGAGCGCAATATCACAAAAGACGGAAGTAGTGAAGCATAAGGGAACGCTTGTTTGCGTCAGCACAAGCGCTCACGTAAACCCAGCCCAAGATTTCAATGACTGGGCAAAGCACACTTTCAATGAGGTTAATAAAAAATACAAATCAAATATATCATGTACAAAGTTAGATTCCACCTCGGACGAGGTAAGAACTTCATGAAGTGGCAAGTCAAGTACTTGGGTACGGAATACGGAGGAGACGACAGGGTGTCTTATGTGAGCCCGCAGAACAATCAGCTAGCCATGATAGGCTGTAAGCTAAGCTTGCAACCAACAGCAGCACAGAAGATTCATGACGGCGCAAACAAGACTGTGTGTGCATGGATAGAGTGCGAGGCTGTCCAAGTGCTGGATGTCAATCGACTCAAGCCAAACGAACAAGACTACCGCATCAAGTTCAACCCGCATCAAAGCCCTAACTGGACTGACGGGTACAATAACATCATTAGCGGCAACAAATACGAAATACTTTTCACAAATGACAGGACTTTATGGGTGGTTGGTGAGGCTTATGAGTGTGGAACTTCCGACTTGGTTTAACAACAAGTTTGGATGGTTTTTTAAAAACGGAAACAAATAATGGAAAAAATAGAATCTAAAGAGCTCTCACTGCATGAGCTAAACAAGAAAGTATATGATTTA